CTTAAAAAGTAAAAGTTTTGTGCATCTAAAGGAATAGTTACAATTTGATTTCCAGTGATTGTACCTGTGAACTCAATCATTCTGTGAGACATCACAGCACCAGTTGATCCATCAGAAACTGAAAGAGCTGTAGTTTGTGCACCACCTGCTATTGACTGAGCAGTAAATCCTCCTGAAATTTGTTCGATGATACTTAAATTAGTATTTGTTTTTGTTCCCCAAGTCCCAGCATTTTCACCGGTTGCTTGAAGCTCTATACCTAGAGGTGTGTATGTTGATGCCATAAATTTTATCTCCTATGCGACGTCACTATAACTTGTATTTGATCCTGTTGCAACATTAGAATAACTACTATTTGATCCTGTTGCAACACTTGTATACGATGTATTTGATCCTGTGTCAATGTTTGCGTAAGCCTCTATTCCTAATAACCCTACAGTAGATGTAAGCTGATCTAATGTTAATCCTTGTATTACATCTGTAGGTGTAATAGAGCCTACAGCAGACGTAGAAGATAGACCTGTTAAACCTACCACATCTGCAGGTAAAATAGATCCTACTGAAGAAGTAGATGCTACTCCAGTTAGATTAATTAGTTCAATAGATCCTGTAGTTAAGTCTCCAACACCAGTTGTTGCTGCTACACCGGTAATGGCACTTGGACCAAACTCTAATCCAGGAGTTCCTAAACTAGAAGTTAAAGCTATTCCTGTTACTGGTTCAGTGCTTACACCAAAAGCTAAACCTAAAAGTCCTTCATCGGATGTGGCTGCTTGTCCAGTTAAACTAATTGTTGGACTAATTACAAAACTTAAACTTCCAACACTTGTAGTTGCTACTTGACTTGATAATTCATATGCAAATTCTAATGTAGGTGCTCCAACGCTTGTGGTTAGATCTTGACCTACTAAAGGAATAACTTGATTTGGAGATGCTCCCCAAGAATTATCTCCCCATGAATCTCTACCCCAACCAACTAAAGTTCCAACGTAAGACATTGTTGGTGTTGCAAACTCAGCAGATACACCTGTTAGTGGTACACCTATTTCACCATCAATTTGTGGACTACCAACACTTGAAGTTAAAGAGTGATTGGAACCAATCATCTCTAATAAATAAACAACCTCTGTAGTAATATCTCCTAAAGAACTTGTAAGTCCAATTCCTGTTAAAGATACAGTTTCATCTCTACCTTCACCCCAATCAGCAGTTCCCCAAGAAAGTCTTCCCCAACCTGTTTGGTTAGATTCTGTAGTTGTACCAAGTGATGCTGTTAAACTAAAACCTGAGACTGCGATAACTGGATCAAAACTTTCACCCCATGGCTCAGTTCCCCAATCATCTCTACCCCAACCTTGTTCAGCAAAAGAAACTACTTCTCCTATAGAAAAACTTGCTGATACTCCGGTTAAATCTACAAAATTACTATCCTGTTCGCCCCATAAACCTTGACTCCAGGTAGTACCTGATCTATTCCAAGTATTGGCGGACATAAGGTTTTACCCCCTATGCTATACGGATTATTGCGTTAGATGCGTCTGCTGTTGGAAATTGAATTGTGAAAGTTCCAGAAGAAACTGTTTTATCACCACCGAAAGCTATGACTGCCACAGCTTTGTCAGATTGAGTATCATTATAAATTAATGCACCATTAGCTGTAAAAGATGCTGAAGTATAACTAACATCTGCAAAATCACACACTGCAGTTGATCCAGATAAAGCTGGAGTTGTGCTTGTTAATGTTGCACCACCTGCAGAGTATGCAGATCCTGATGTGTTTGAAATTTCGTTTGAAGTTGAATAAGCTGTTGTACCTGCACCTAAAGATGCTGAACTTGTAAACAAAGCTATTTTAAAAGTATTACCACTTGACGCTGTGAAATTGTGTGTACCAACTAAAATTTCTTGTTTAAAGCTGTTACAAATTGCCGATGATATTGCCATAATTTAATCTCCTACGGGTTCGCTGATTTAACTGGTATTCGAATAGCGCCATCTGTGTAGTCATCTCTTCGTCTTCTACCAACTTGTTCGTTAGCAAACTTTTGTACCTCTTGTTTATACTTATTTTCATATAGTGTCAACATATCTATTGGACCTTTTAAAAACCCATATGCTTCTGATAGACAACAATATAATAAGCCATTTGGAAAATTAAGACTAATATAATTAGTAGTATTTCCAGACTCTAAAGTAGCTGGCATTTTGTTATAGTGTACTCTAAATTTATAGGTATCATCAGGAACTGGTGCAAGCATCATTCTTCCTGATGTTGAATCTGTATTACCTGTGGCTCCTCCATACATAGAATAGTATTTAGGTTGACCTCTTTTATCAGAAGCTGTTGAAGATACATATTCTTGAAGGTAAGTAACATCTTTTTTTTCTAACCAAATGTTAGCTCCTGTTATAGCAGAGTTAGAATCATAAACTTGAATACCTCTTATAAATAATGCTCCTGCAGGAGCATTGATTGATTCTTGACCTATAACTAAATTACCAGATTGTTGAAGTCTATCTGCATCAATAGGAATTTCTCTCATTATCCTGTATTGAGCATTTAAAATTATATTTTCTAAAATAGCAGTAGTTAAAACATTTGAATCCGTTTCAGTGTAATTTCTTATTTGTGTAACTAAATCTGAATAACTTATACCGGCCATTACTTAATATCTCCTTTATGCTTTAAACGTATCTTTTTTTGTTTTGCAGTTTCTTCATACATCTCAAGATGAGGATCTTGTTTTTCAGTTTTAAAAATATTTTTTATCCAATTCCAAATTTTATTTATCATGCGCTTATTGTTATAGGCCCAACGGAACAACCGTAGCCTCCTCCTTTTATATTACCTGTTGTAGCAGTATTTGTGTCAACTGTAAAAAAGAAAAAATTATCAGTTAAATAGTCATTAGAGGCATCTCTCGCATCATTTTTATATTTTCCAGTTCTTATTGTATATCCAGCTGCTTTTGCAATATTAGCTCCTGTTATACCGTCAAAACTTTGTGGGTCAGCATAAGTAAAAGAACTTCCTGCAGAAGTAGTGGGTGGTCCTCTAAATCTATATGTTGTTGAATCTGTTAAACCGTGTCCAGGTGAAAATACATTTATAATTCTTGATCCTGCAGCATAAGTTTCAAATCCGTTATCAGGTATTCTTACAGTTGTAGCAGGTTCGGTTCTATCTGGTCTAACATTTAATAATGCAACACCATCACCTCCCATTGGTTTTGGTTCAAGTTGTGGTTGTTTAGGTTCAAATTCTGTATAATGAACAAAAGAACCATTCCACTCTCTAACCATTTCTCTATATGGAAATTCAAGTCCAGATCTATCTGAGATAGCTTTTGAATGTTTTCCTGTTGCGTACTTAGACATTAATTACCTAAAGGTTTATCTACATTGCCACTTGCTTTTACGGTTAAAGAAATTATATCGCTTACATCCATAGCACCTAATAAAGATTCAAAATCTCCTATAGGTAAAGGTTCAACTCCTATTTCTCTAACTGCTCTAACATAATCTTTGTATTGTTCCATATTAAGTTCCTGGGTAATAAGCTTTTGGTGTAATAAATGTACTAGAAGCTGAACCATCTTCAGCTAATGCTCTAGCTAATTCATCTTCGTAGTATAATTTCATTTGTTGAACTAATTGTGGTTGATATTTTTGTGCAAGATAAAAAGCTAGACCTGAAGTCATACAAGGAACAAATCTAAATGGAATATCTCCTGCATTTGTATAATCTCCTACATCTTGTATTCTTTTTATATAATAAAAATGCACATCTTTAGATGCATTTGTTGAATCTGGTGTAGGGTAAATACTAATACTTACGTGATCAATAAATCTTTGAACCCAATATTGGTTAGGTGTTCCTTGTGAAAGTTTATTTGAAAAACCTGCATAAGTAGATCTATCTACTTTTGTCATAGGACTGTCTGATTGAGTTGTTGCAGCTTTATTATTTCTTAATTGTGCTTCAAGGATATCGGACATTCCATAAATTCCATTAGGGTCAGAAGTGGCACTTGTGCCATCACTTGTTGCTCTAAAAAATTTATATTCAGCTTGCCCTTGAACTAGGTCTAAACTTGTACTACCTATTTCCCAATAGTGAATACCTCTATTACCCCATTCTTGGAAAAGAATGTTGAGAGATCTTCTAGCTGATTTCATTTGATAACCAGCTACTGAATTTAATCCAATACGTTCAAAAGATTCTTCTATAATTTCATCAATAGAAAAAGTTTTGTCGAACGTTGTAGTTCCCGAAGTAGTATTAGCCATTTAAACTCCTAGCCAGTGTAGCCGATAGTAACTGAAGTAGTGTTAGTTAAATCTAAATATATTCCAGTTCTACATCGGATACCGCTTCCTGGAACATAAATATCTAATCCTTCAGTTCCGCAATTACCTTCGAATACTAAAGCACCTGTATTATCTGTTCCATCATATAGTTTGATATTGCTGTTAGCAACGCCTTCAACTTGAATATAAGTTATTCTAGATGGTCCAATAAATGAACCTGAAGCGTTTGTTGCTCTACCAAATCTACCGTCAGAAGTTCTTGTAGAAAACTGTTGGTCTGATGTTGCCATAATTTGTTTCTCCTTAAAATTAATATGTGGGGCCGAAGCCCCACACTAATTATTTATTAACTATCTGCGTATGGTGTTACTATTGTACCTGATCCAAGCAATAAAGAACTGTGAACTAAGTATGTAGCTGTATCAATCGCTGTGAAAGATACTACGCTACCAACGATTCCACCTTTTGTAGAACCATTCATAGTTATAACATCATTTGTTGCAGCTGGAATGAAAGCTTTTTTAGAACCGTCATCAACAGCAATCATAATACCGCCTTTGAATTTGTCAGTACCATCTGTTTTGATGTCCATATCAGTTGCAGCAGTCTCCACATAAAAGTGAAAAGTTGCACCAATGTTGTTTAAGTTGTTAACGTCATTATCACCTGCTGATGCACCATTTGCATTTACATTGATTGAAGGTAAAGTAAATTTACCGTCTGCATCATTTGTAAGTAAAATTTTGCCAGCGTGTGTAGCGACTGTTAAAGTTGTGTCAGCTGTTAAGCTAACAGTCATACCAGGACCTGTATTTACAAAGCCATTTTTAGAAATGACCGGTCCTG